AGTTAAGAATGATGTTGTAGTTCTATCAATTCCATAAACTTCAGTTATGCTAGAATCACATAACCCAGCTATTCCAATAGATTCACCATTTGAACCATCATAAGTGTAAATATCGAGGGGTTGATTTGCATTACTACTATCCATTGTCACGCTTAATGTAATAGTTTTACCCACATAGTCAATATCATTTACGACCGCATTTTGAAATCTAGTAACCTCAGTTCCATTTAAAAAAGCCCTAATTCGCATACCTATTCCAAAAACTCCAGGGTTGCTAATTTGAATCACTCCCGAGTTATTTTGTGAAGATGTCACATATCCAAGGTAACCATTGCCCTTACCATACAAAATCCTCATAAGATTAAATTTCCCAGTCTCCACAAGATTTTCCATTTCGGCATTTAATAGATTTACAAAAGCACCAGAATCATCTCGACTAGCTCTAATCGCCTTGTCTGATAAACAAATTTGTCCATACAAATTTTTAAGTGTTGAAGTAAGACAAACATAGTTAGAGTCTCTTGAAGCAGGCAATCCTCCAACTTCGCTTCCTGCACCAATTCCGCCATTGAGCCCCAAACAAACCAATTTTTTCACTGTATTACCACTAATATTTTCTGTGGTAGATTCAATTTTGCTAAAAAAGGCATCGGTTGTTTTGTTTAATTGATTGCTAATAGCCTCTAGATAAACATCTTTGAGCGCTTGATCTGCTGTTGTTAAAGAAATCATAACCTCACCTCCTACAATGTAACCACACCCTGCGCATTTGGTCTATTGCAAATCAAATCTGCATATTTAACCAAAGTTGCTGAGTAGGTTGCATATCCTTCTTTTTGTTTTAAAATTGAACCATCACTATGTGTGAGCCACTCCCAATCACAAAGCTGATGCAAAATAAATTGGTCGGTGTTTAAAATGTAAATTTTGTTAGCATTTACAAATCTATTGCGCAATACAGGCACCCCACTAATGGTAGCAGAAACTATTCCACCATCTAGATTAGCTAAATCCACATTTTTCACCGCATTAGTAAGTGAACCCATAAGTGTGTAAAAACTATTTCCGCCACACGAAATGACATTAGGCTCAACATTAGATTTTAAGCAAACATTATCAATCATCTTTTGTATAAAAACTTCATCTACCGTTTCACTGCTTGTTTTGGTGTATGAATATGGCATTAATGATTTATAACTGTCACGAGTAAGACCATAAAGCGTAGCTGATGAGCTAAACAAAGCCAAAATCCCCGTAAGCTCATTATCCTTACTTCCCTGCACATAACAAGTGTATTTACTAGCATTTGCCGTTGTGAACGTGGAAGAAATATCACTTAGATAAACCTTGCTGGTTGCTCTATCCACTTTCACTACAACCACCCCAGCCATATCGGTATCCAGCTCACCCTCATTATAAAAGTCGAGCACCATACCTTCCATAAATGGTAAATAGTTTGCCACTGTCATTGTTTCGTTTGTTGTGTCCACTGCTGAAATCGTGCTTAAACTGCCCGTTCCATCACCCCACAACATTCTGTTTAAATTGAACTTACTAGAATAAATTAGATTTTCCATTTCGGCATTCAACAAGTTTACAAAAGCGCCTTCACTATCAAGCGATGCTCTAATTGCCTTATCAGAAATTTCCAACTTACCATATAGGTTTTTTAAAGTTGTAGTAAATCTTGCGTATTTTGTTTCACCAATCTCTGGTAAAACCCCTGTTTCAGTTCCTGCGCTAAGCCCTCCATTTATTCCGTATGGGACTAGCTTTACAATTTGCCTACCAAATACGCCATCACTACTTTGCTTAATCATGCTAAAAATAGGGTCAACTCTAAAATTTAGCTGATTGCTAATTGCTTCAAGATACACAGTTTTTAGTGCATTTTGAGCTGTTGTTAACGTAATCATTTTTCTCTCCTATTCAAAATATTTTTTTGCCATCTCAAAAGCATCATCTAGCGAACTAATCGTTCTTTTAGGAGTGGAAATGTTGTTTACCCCTTCCCTACTAGAAATCACTTTTGGAGCAGACTTAGAAGACTTCACAGTGGTAAGATAATCTTGAATAATTCTATCTTTTAGTTCAGGCTTTGAAGATATTTTTTCTTCTAAAGCTTGTTCGTTATCGTCATTCACCTTTTCTTCAAGAACTCTGACCCACGCAGTTAGCAAGGGGAACGAAGTTGATTCAATATCCTTATCTTGCTTTATGCGCCCAAGAATCTCGTCACTAAATTTTGTTGCATTTGGATTTTGCTCTAAAAAATCATCAAATTCTTTTTGCCAATTATCTTTTTCCCAAATGTGAAGTTCTGTGGGAGCTATGTTAGCTTTATCCACCATGTCAGGGGAAGTTTCCTTGTCTGACAAATCATTTGCAACCTCTTTTTTTAGCTTGGCTAGTTCCATAGCGTTTTTAGTAAAACAGCTTCGAAGCTCATCATAGGCGCTTTTTAGGTTTTTTACCGACTTAAACGTGCCTAAGTCCGTGCCATCATCAACAGGTTCTAAATCATCAAAATTGGGTAAATTAATTGATATATCTTCCATAAATTACTCCTCTACAAAACTTATTTCACTCTTAGTGACCAGCTTTTTAAACTTCTTGTGTGCTCGTATATGATTTAGCATAGCACTGGCTAAATTTGGTTTTGATTTTAAGAATTTCTCAAATTCCCCACTAAGCATAAACGCAACGTGAGTTGAAATGTGCAAATCGTGATCATGAATTTCCACAACTTCTGGGGTTTTACCTTCCAAGAATTCAATATTCTCTCGGCGAGCTTTCTCTACCTGAAGCGTGTTGTTATCTAGTGCATCTTCCCACATTCCTAACCCTAGCATTTCAATAACTTTCAGTCTCATTGCGTTGGATAGTTTCCCATTCTCATCGTGAAGTAGCCCTGCTTTAAGCAAGTCAAACACCATAGAACGTTTTTGCGCAACGGTTTCGCCCAGCTCACTATTAGTTTCAAACTGCACATCATCGCTCGTTATAGAATTTGCATCCCAATAATAAATTTGATTCGTTCCGTTTTTACCCACAATTCTACTCATACGTTTGTTGGTTGCATATTGTTTATAAAAACGCAAGATTTGCCTGCCAATCTCTTTTATAGCAAACTTTATATATTCTCCGCTAGCAGACACTCGCATATCTTCTTGCTCGATAAGTAGTTGCAATGCCACTCCGCTCATGGTGGCAATTTGACTAGCATTGGTGCTAAGCAAATCACTCACTCCACTCACATTTAAAAACTCCTGCAATAACCTTTCTTCCTCATCTTTAAAATCGGTTGGAAGATTTTGACTAGATAACATTTGTGGAATCTTTGCTCCTTGACGATAGATAAGCACTTTACCAGGGCTAAGGCCTTCATCTTCAAGATTTTCCACATCAACCGAGCCATCTTCAACGGCCATAATTCCCATGCATAATCGATTTAAGAACTCATGTTTTCTATTCTTTACCGCATTATAGCTTCGTTGCACTGGAATCAAGCGTTCCACAATGCTAGCTCCCCAAAATAAAGAAGGTTGTCCTATGCTAACTTGACGCACAAACGGAAAACCTCGCTCGCCATTTGCCATGTTTTTATATGGTAAACTTCCATCATATAAAAGTTTGTTACCCGCCACTATTGTAAGCCTACCATCTTTATATTCAGCGGTTGGAAGCTCATATCGTTCAATCAGCATTGCGTGATTGTGTTTAGTCATTTTCACAAGTTTAGCAGAGTGTGAGCTATACCCCAGCCCTCCAGCAACCTGAGAATTAGCTAGATTATATGTATCGATATCCTCTCCAGCTACATCCACTCCCCAGTGCTTTTTAATTATGTCAACGTGGTAAGCTCGAGCGTGAATTTTCGACCGACTCACTTGAATTGCTGTCGGGATAAATCTCAAACGGTGAGCATATATCAACGTTTACATCTCCTTCATAAACCTTTTCGCCATCCGTTGTCAGGCCTAAAACAGCTCCCCCTTCATCATTCCAAGTTATTTTATAAAACGCTGTGCCACAGATTTCACTCCAATAGGTTGCTTTAGCCACTAGGTCTGAAAGAAATAACCTGCTTGAAACCGAATCTAAAATACTCTTACACATGTGAGCATTACTCACATCATCTTCATCACTACTGGCTGGTAATACCGTCATCGAAGGGCGCACTTTAGCAAGTTTTGCTAACCTCATTTCAACAAGTGGTGCAATATGGTTATACACTTCCCGCTCCTGCCAAAAATACTGTTTATCAAAGTCATCTAGAGTATCATTTGCGCCAATTCCACAATATTGATTCCCCATACAAAAATTTAAATTGAGCTGCCAACTGGCCTCAAACGGTCTGCGTTCCTCTTGGCGAGTTGCAAAATCACGCTTTACCCAAGCTACAATTTCCTTTTCCATTTCTTCTTTATTTTTCTTATTTGTCATTTTATCCTCCTTGATCCAAATTAAATTTATTCTTTATAGAGTGTGGCACAATGTGTTTACTCAGCAATCTATGCAAAAGATTAGCACATTCTCCACACACAGCCACGCTCACTTTGTCAAAACTAATTCTAAATTTTGCTAAATTTTTACAATCAATGCTAGCACAACACTTCCCCTTTCGATTTAACACTTCGATTTGCATTCTTTACTCCCTTATTC